TTTAGCAGTAGAAACAGCGAGGGTCAGTAATATTGAGCTTCAATTAGAAAATATAAATGAAAAATTGGATTCTCTTATTGAAACAATTTCTGACCACCATATTGAAAATATTAATAGATATAATCGGTTATCTGAACGTATAACTGTTTTAGAGGCGAGTAGAGAGCAAACTAAATATGTAATTACAATATTAACAATATTGCTCGTAGGATTGGAGTTCTTACTCAAATACGTAATAAAATAGGAGGTGAATCAAAAAAAAATGAATAAAGCAGATGAATTTTTTATGAAACACTTGTACCATCCGAAAACTCATAAAAAAGAATCGAAGAAAGCTTATGAAACACGTATTAAATGGAAAGAGCTTGGATTTCCATCATATTCTGTTTTAGAGTCTGTTTCTCCGTATAGTATTAGTACAATCAAGAAAAATTCCACAGCCTTTGAATGGTTAAAAGTGAAAGAGCAATATTTTAAGTTGCTTGCGGAAGTTAAAATTGAAAATAAGGAAAAAGAAATTATTGAAATGGAAGAGGATTACTCTGATATCTGGGAATCTATTAGGGATTCTTTTAGGAAGCGTGTTTGTGATTTGAGTAGTAAATTGGATAGTGCTTCTAGTGAAAAGGAAGTAGATAAATTATTTAAAAAATTTAATGATTTAATTAAAAGTTTGGAGCAAACACAGAAAGCTGAACGTTTGAATTATCATTTGCCTAATTCTTATAAGGAAAATGAGAAAATTGAACTTGAACAGAAGGGTAATTTGAATATAGGGGTTTCTGAGGAAACAGTGAATCTCTTCGAGAAAATTAAAGAAATACGGAAAGAAGAGGAAAGCTAATGAAATATGAGGAAATCACTCCATACGATATTTACAGAGCACTGACTGTGAAAGACAGTATTCAGGCTCCACATATTAAAGCTATTAGTGATTTACTCATTGAAACAGTATTAGATGATGATAAGCCCGATAGATTAACAGTTAGTCAGCCTCCGCGTACAGCAAAATCAAGTTTAATTACATTATCCTTTCCATTTTGGTTAATTCTCGAAAATCCAATGTTAAATATCTTGATTGTTAATTACAGTCAAACATTAGCTGATGATTTTGGAATGAAGCTAAGACAGTTATTTTTAGATAATAAGAAGATTCTTGCGGGAAGAAATATTTATTTATCTGATAAGCAGAAAAGCAGAAGTCAATTCTCCTTTGAAAATCGAAAGGGAGAATTATTGGGAAGTATCAAGCTTGTTGGAGTTGGAGGAGCGATTACTGGTCGAAACGTTGATGTATTGGTCGGTGACGACCTCGTGAAGGGATTTAGTGACTGTACCCCAACATTACTGGATAAATTGTATTCTTGGTTTCAGAATATTCTTGTGCCTAGATTGGAACCGCATTCAAAGTTAATTTTGCTTGGAACTCGTTGGGCTACGGGTGATTTAATTGGTCGTTTGCAGGAAGAACAGCCTGAGAAGTATCGTTTTGTTAATTTAAAAGCATTAAATGATGATGGTACTTGTATATGGCCTGAGAGGTATACTCCGGATTTTTTTGAGGAAAGGCAAGAAGAAGTAGGGGAAAGAGTGTTTCAGGCTCAGTATCAGGGTCAACCTCTCGATGAACAGGGAGCGTTTTTCCAGTTGGATAATCTTTTATTTGATGAGTTCAGACATGAAGACAGGAGTATATGTGTCCGTTCTTGGGATTTAGCGTATAGTGATGAGAGTAAAGGTGATGTAAACGATTACAGTGCCAGTATTAAGATGTGGAAAACTCCTGAGGAATTATATTGGATTACTGATTTAAAAAATGGTCAGTACGGTAAAAATATTCATAATGAATTGAAGCGTACAGCTTATTTGGATTCTCCTAACACGTCTATTTTGATTGAAACTGGTACAAAAGGCGGTGCGAGTAAATTCTACTTCAATGATTTGAAGAAAATTTATTTAAAAGGCTATAAGGTTTTCCAGTCTGAACCGGTTGGTAGTAAGGTTGATCGTGCATTAGCGTTTCGTGATGCAATTTGGGATGGTAAAGTAATAGTGGATTTGGATGAAAACAGTAGAGAATCTTTAATCAAGCAATTGAATAGTTTTCCATTAGCTAAACACGATGATATTATAGATGCGTGTAGTTATGCGTATAATTATTTGCAAGAGAAGAAACCTATTGTGAAAAAATTACGGGCTAGTAAAAAACGGAGATTTAAATTATGAGTTTATTAACAGATTTGGGTAATAAATTGTTTAGGAGGCAATCTACTAATTCACAAGTTACTACTGGTAAATCAAGAGTATTAAACAAGATTAAACTTAATAAACTTGATTATGAAACAAGTAAAATTATATTGAACGATACTCAGGTTATTGTTGGTTTTGATATTTTGAAATATTTGTTATCAAGTAAAAAGTGGACTGTTAAAGGAGAAGATTCAGAAAAAACTGATTTTATAATTGATATGTTTAATAATATGAATATAAAATTGAATGATGTAATAAAAAATATGCTAACAGGCGTATTATACGGATTCAGTGTTCAGGAACTCTTATTTGACGTGAATCTTGATGGAAAAATAATTATTACAGACATAGTTCCCATACATATTAAAACTTTGCAGAATGACCCTCTTGTATTCAATGATAACGGCGAATTAATTGCGATTCATCAGGAATGGGATGAATATGAAACGGATATTCCTATAAACAAGATTTTAAAGTACACTTTCAATGATAAATTCGATTCTGGATACGGATATGGAGTTTTAAATGATTTTAAACCTATTGTGGAAGATAAATTGAATATTAATCAGTGGGAAATGAATTTTCTTGAATCCTACGGTGCTCCGACACTTTATGGTAAAACAGATGATTTTAACAAAGAGTTTTTGGTTGATGCTTTATCAGAAGTCAGTGATGGATTATCAAACGTTGTTGTAGGTCCTGAGGATGAAGTCGGAGTTTTAGAAACAACTAAAAACGGAGAAGGATTCAAAGAAACGAAACAATATAAGGATAATCAAATTTTTAGAAGATTATATATTGGAAACTTGTTATTAGGTGATAATAGTCAAACAGGAACTTATGCACAGTCTCAAACTCAATTGGATTTCAGTTTATTGGTTTTTGATGGTATTCTTGAAGAAATAGCGAATTGCATTCAAAAGCAAATCATAGAACCAGTGTTGAATATGAATTTCAAAGATGTGAGTGTTATTCCTGAATTGCATTTTGATAAGTTCCGCCAAGGTGATTATAGTAAATTATTAGGTGATTTGAAACCGTTAATTGATTCTGGTATTGTGGATAGTGAAAATGAAGTTGTACAGGACATTATAGGTCAATATATTGATATTGAAACTGGTTTGAACTATGAAAACACTGTTACGGATTTGGAACAAGAAGATTTACCACCTGAGAACGAGGATTTAACAAATAAAATACTCAGTGATTTAAATGCCATTGACACGGAAACAAACTAAATATATTAATCAATTATTAAATTATTTAAATACATACGATAAAAAACTAGCAAAACGAATCAATAAAGATGTATTAAATAGTAAAAATTTTCAAGAGTTTCTTGAAAATACAAAAGATTATACAACAGGAAATATATTTGTTACGGACGGAGTAGCTGCCAAAGTAGCAGATACTGTAATAAAAGCTAATAATTGGAATCAGTTAAAACAAAGGGAATTGGTACAGTTAACAATTCGTGAAGCCTGTTATAATTTAGTTACTGATGCTGGTACTTCATTACAATCAGATTTACGGGAAATGGCTCAGAAAGCTTATGATTTAGGCTTAGGAAGGAAAGAAATCGCCAGAGCGTTAACTGAACGTGATTTGGAAGCGTTATATATTGTTCGTGGTGAAAATACATTCACTGAATCAGAATGGCAAGCATTACCAGCAGAAGAAAGAGCCAAATATACTTTCAACAGTCAAATACGAGTAATGAGTCCACAAACACGAGTAGAAGTAATCGCAAGAACTGAAACCAAACGAGCAGAAACTATTGTTAATTATATACGTGCACAAGAACGTGGCAAAACCAAATTCAAGGTTATTTGTCGTAGTGATTGTTGTCCGTACTGTGCGGAAGTGTAT